AATAAACTATATCCTTCATTAGCGCTAGAAACATTAAGAGTAGCTGCTGGAGATATATCATATCAAATAAAGACTAATGACTATGGTATAGAATGGGTCCGTATACCTCAATACAAGCTCATAGAGACAAACTTTGATGGTTCGGTATATAATGCCTACTGGAACAAATTTAATCGCGTTAGAGCGCAGGATATCGCGAATAACGAGCTGTTTAACGGGGCTATTGTGGTTATTGGAACGACCTTTCAAGGATCACAGCAAATATCTACTCCAGTTGGCAAAATGTATCCTCATGAGGTACAGGCGAATCTAATTAAAACGATGATAGACGGAATTACTATTAAGCGTCCTGATTATTTTTATCTTGCTGAGATAACCAGTCTTCTAATTCTCGGTCTTCTTGTTCTCGCTCTATTGAGATGGTCGAACGTCGTGTTTGCGGGAATTGGATCCGTCTTGCTGATCGGCGGCGTCGCTGTAACTTCTTGGCAACTTTTCTACTCTTCATATTTGCTTTTTAATCCTACTTGGATTATTATATCACTTATATTAGTATTTAGCCACGGAGCATTTGCACAATTCTATACTAACTTTAAATTAAGACAACAAATTAAGAAACAGTTCGAAACTTATTTGGATCCAAGACAGGTTATGTTATTACAAAAAGATCCATCATTATTAAAGTTAGGTGGAGAAAGAAAAGAAATGACTTTCCTCTTTATGGACATTTGTGGCTTCACACCTGTATCAGAGTATTATAAAGATAAAGATGATCCTGAAGGTTTAGTAGAACTTATAAATATGTACCTAGATAGAATGACCCAGATAATACTAAACAACGGCGGTACAATTGACAAGTATATGGGTGACTGTATCATGGCTTTCTGGAATGCACCTCTTCCTACTGAAGATCATGCAGGTAAAGCAGTAGCTACCGCAAGACAAATTTCAGAGGCGGCAGATGAGCTCATTACAGAACTTGAAGATAAAGGCCTTCCTCGTATTGATGTTGGTATCGGGATCAACACTGGCGACTGTATCGTCGGAAATATGGGAAGCAAATCTAGATTTGACTATTCCGTCATCGGAGATGCCGTTAACTTGGCGTCTAGACTTGAAGGACAAACAAGAAATTATGATGGGGTACGAGTGTTGCTATCGGCAAGAACTGCTGGATCAAGTAAAGAAGGATTATACACAAAAGTCGATAGCATTAAAGTTAAAGGAAAAACCGAAAAGATTGAGGTTTACACAATCTGAACCATCCCCGACCGGAGAACAACTAAAAGCCTTTTGGATTCTAAACGCGATAGATCTAGCAATGACAATATATGCATTAGATCATCCTAACATATACGAAAGCAATCCATTATTAGGTTTAAAACCCAGTAACAGACAACTTATATCACATAAGCTGATTGTAGGTCCAGTGGTAGCTCAAAATATGAATCAATACCAAATGACCTTTGTAAATGCTGCTTTAACGTTGGCTGTTATTAATAATTTAATAGTAATGAACAAATATGACGTTATATAGGTTGCCATCTTAAAAACAATTCTATATAATAATATATGTTCGTCAGGAGAATAATATGTACGACAAAGATAGAGTTCGTAAACAAATAGAAATTGATGAAGGAAGAGTTGAAGAAGTATACTTAGACTCTTTAGGATTACCAACATTTGGTATTGGACACTTAATTAAAACAGGAGATCCTGAATATGGATTTCCAGAAGGTGCTAAAATACCTGCAGAGAGAGTTGATGAAGTATTTGATGAAGACTTTGCTCATCATATTCATGAGTGTGAATTACTATTCGCAAACTTTTATGAGTATCATGATGAAGTCCAAGAAGTATTAATCAATATGATGTTTAATATGGGTAGAACCAGACTTTCTAAGTTCAAAAAATTTATTGCTGCTATAGATAGTAAAGATTATAATGAAGCCGCTAATCAAATGGTTGATAGTCGCTGGTATAACCAGGTCGGAAATCGATCAAAGAGATTAGAGGAAAGAATACGTGGCCTCGCCTAAACCAGAACCAGAATTTTCAGAAAAGATCTTGACCGTAAAGGAATTTTCGGTTATAATAGAGAAAATGGTATCAGAACTTAGATGTTCTATATTAGAGGCTCTAATGATATATGCTGATAAGAATGGTGTAGAATTAGAAACAATTGGATCATTGGTTAAAAATTCACATACATTAAAAGCAAAGCTCGCTGCAGAAGCTGAAGCAGATTTACTGCTCAAACCTAACAGCACCAGGAAGCTACCTATTTAATGCATAAAATTTTTCGTAATGTTTTTGATGAAATTGAATTAATAGACTTTCTTAGACCAAAGAAAGAATTCATTTCTATGACAACTGGCTATAAAGCTACAGATGCTCGTATAGCTAAGTTTGTACCATTCTGTCCATCAAAGGTATCATCAGATTTAAAAGGTAAAATAATAAACAAAGTTCAAGAGGCATTACCTCATGATGGCGGATATTGTTTTACTGAATCATGGTCAGTACAAAAGTATTATGATTATGAGTTAGGTAAATTTGATTGGCATAGGGATAGAATAGAAACTAATTTTAATTTAGCATTTAGAGAAGAACATACTGCTGAAGAAAATTATTTAAGAACTTTAATGCCACAAAGAGAAGCATCAATATCAATAGCTCTTAATGATAGATCCGAATATGAAGGTGGTCAATTTATATTAGATATTGGCGATGGAAAAAAATCAGCAGTTGATTTAGACTTTGGCGATATGGTAATATTTGATTCTGATACATTACATGGAGTAGAACCAGTAACAGAAGGCATGCGCAATGCATTAATTATTTGGTTAACTCATAAAGACAAAACTATAGAATGGTTAGAGGAAGTGAAGGATGCAAATTGCACAAAACTTGTCCCTGAGGGGATCACTGAATTATATGACGCCCTTTGAAGCATATCAAAAATACATAGCTCTTAAGAATCACTTTAATACATCTTACGACTATCATAAGTATAATGGTAAGGTAAAAGTGAATGAGTCTTCTTATGAGACTCGTAGAGATAAGTATTTTTTTATGAAGCTATCAAAGCGCAAAGATGTAGAAAAATATTTGTTAGCTAATTTTGTAGAAGCTAATGGTGATTTCTATGTTGGTAATATACGGAATCAGTCACCTGATGATGTATATTTAAAATGGAAGAAGAGACAAGAAAGTCTTGCTTATACTTTTAAAGAAGATTTAAGTAAGATGGATGAAGACTTTGATTCCAATTTTAAAGTGGACAAATACGGTCATCCACTTTTATTAAGATTGTTTTTACGCAAAGATATTTGTATGGAAACAATGATAATCCTAGACATGTTAACTGACTATACTAAATTATGGAATAAAAAGTTAGTTGGGGACGTGATATGGGAAGAAAAATATGGTATAATTAATAAATATAGATCGTTTCTCAGTATAGATACTGATAAATATAAGTCTATAGTTATTGAATATTTTGAATAAATCGTTAATAAGTAAGTAATACATCGCAATACGTAAGGAGAAAAATATGTCGTTCGCAAGTATGAAGAAGAGCTCTAGTGATGAGCTTAATAAACTCACATCCGCAATGGAGAAACTCAACTCTCCAAAACAGTTCAAAAACGGTCCTGATGAGCGTTTTTGGAAACCCGAAGTAGACAAAGCTGGTAATGGTTATGCCGTTATTAGATTCTTGCCTGCATCCGAAGGTGAAGACGTACCATTTGTAAGAGTTTGGGATCATGGATTCCAAGGTCCTACTGGACAATGGTATATCGAAAAGTCGCTAACCACTTTAGGTAATAAGGATCCAGTATCCGAGTATAACAATATGTTATGGAACTCAGGTATTGAGTCTAACAAAGACCTAGTAAGAAAATATAAGAGGCGATTAAGCTTTTATAGTAATATCTTGGTTGTGTCGGATTCTAATAATCCACAGAACGAAGGTAAAGTGTTCCTCTTCAAATATGGTAAAAAGATCTTTGAGAAATTGAATGATCTAATGAATCCATCGTTTGAGGATGAAACTCCTGTAAACCCATTTGATCTATGGACTGGTGCCAACTTTAAGTTGAAAATCAGAAATGTTGAAGGTTTCAGGAATTATGATAAGTCGGAATTTGATACTCCGAAGGCAATCAATGATGATGATGCGAAATTAGAAGCCATCTGGAATAGTCAGTATAAGCTCTCAGAGTTTACTGATGCAGAGAACTTCAAATCATATGATGAGTTGAAAACCAAATTGTATAGAGTCTTGGCTCTAGATAGTGAGGTTACAGAAACGCCTACGTTTAATCAGACAACGGCTGAGGCTCCTTCTATCCCAAGTGCAGCTGAAGTATCAGCACCCACTACTGAGGTAGATGATAGCCAGGATGATGAAACATTATCCTTCTTTAAAAAATTAGCTGCTGACCAGTAAGTTAATTAAACGACCCGGTGAAATCGTAGGGACATAGATAGAGTCGATTGGCGTCCTTCCGCTCGGATAAAGTCAGGAAAATTTTCACATATAACTGACAGAGTAAATTGCCACTAAGCCCAGCGAGCGAGATAGCTTCTCCTGTCTGGGCTTTTTTATTTTATATGGTTACCCTACGAGCTGTAGGAACAGGAGCAAACCCCGCTTGAGTTAGATTAACTCTATTGACCGGAGTATTGTTTTGAATTGTATTCATTTGTGAGTTGTTATTATTAGTAACATTCATATTCATATTGGTAGCTGTTTCTTGATCTAACCTTTGTGCGGTACCAGCACCAACACCACTTACTTCCATTGATCCAACTTCACTTTGCATACCAGTAAATGCTTCACGGATCATATTAATACGTTCAATTGCAGTTTCATAATCTATTTCTGGAGATGCTAAACCTTTAATCTCAGTTCCAAACCAACCACCATCATCACCCGCAATAGCTTTCTCTAAATTAGGAATAGCGTCTTTCATATTTTTAGTGAAGTGTTCCATATTAAAGTCTGTGCCACCACCTTCTCTGAAGGTATCAAATAGATCTTCAAATCCAGTTCTAATTAATTTAGCTTTAGTATTAAACAATTCTGCATCGACACCAGCAATAGCATCCATACCTTCACGTAATGGAATAAGATTATCATCAATCATTTGTATTCCAGTAGCACCAAATAAATCATCAGTACCATCTAATAGAGCTTGGAATCCTTTACCAACGTCTATCATTTTCTTTTCGAACTTTTCTGTTTCTTCTAACGTAGTAAGTTCTCTAATACCTGTCGCTAATGGAATAAGGTTATCATCTATACCTTGTAGACCTATTGCACCAAGAACATCATCTGTGCCATCCATTAGAGCTTGGAATCCAGGACCGACATGTTTCATATTCTCTGCGAACTTATCTACATTTTCAAGATTAGATAATTCTGCTATACCTTTTGCTAATGGTATTAAATTATCATCAACCATTTGGACATTAAATCCACCAAAGAAGTTGCCAAGTATTTCTCCAAAGCCTTCACCACCAACTCCATTTAAAAGTTCTCTTACGCCCATACCACCGATGCGCATCTTAGTTACAAAACTCTCATCGATTCTTTGTGCGGATTCACTTAAAGAAGCCAATCCTTCAGCTAATGGAATAAGGTTATCATCTATCATTGAAGCTGTTATACTAGCTCCAAATTTACCTTGGAATCCTTGAAGGAATAAACCAATTCCCATACCACCAATAGCCATTCTTTGTGAGAAGCCTTCATCTAATGTCTTAGAGGATTCACTGAGGCTTTCTAAACCTTGAGCTAATGGAATAAGATTATCATCAACCATTTGAGCGGTAAATCCTTCTGCGAACTTACCTTCAAAGCCAGCTAGGAATAAACCAATTCCTTTTCCTGCTTCTTCTAAATTAGAAGGATCGAATGTTACTTGATCAAGTCTTTCGATACCATCAGCTAATCCTTGGAAATCTGATTTAGCTAATAATAGTAGACCCATACCACCACGGATTCCTACATCTTTAATTAATGCTCCGAGCGCTGCGCCTAATTTATTAAACTGCTCTACTTCTATATCGACATTTTGCAGTTCTTCCATACCGTCTGCAACTGATTCCATTCCCTCACCGAATTTAACA